TGTAAGTTTCTAAAGGCAATGATCCAATTGTTGAGCAAATAATATTTCTTGCTCTTGCAACAGATGGAACAGACATTGCTTGTTCTCTTGTTGCTGTTTGTGCGCCATAAAATAATCCGCCAACAGCAGCTTGTAAATTGTAAGGTGTGTTTGCAGCAGCAACATCTACTGTTGGTGCAATTGTCTGATTTGTTAGAAATCTATCGAATAATCCCATTAAGGTATAATATACCATAATGTCTAATTTATCCTACTTGAATGTCAATTTCTGTTTCAGGTTGTGTCGCAAAATAAGTTGCTAATGCCGATGCGACAGCTGCACAAACTGCCACTCGGCTCGCTCGCCTTCCAATAACCCAACTACCATCCCCAAATGGCAATTTAGCTGCTGAAAGGGTTTGTTGGGTCAGTTCATCCTGCCCACCATGTTGCAACCTATGGCTATTGATCGCCCCGAGCCATCGATCGCAACTTTCCGCATAGATTGCGCCATCCATGTCGGTTATGGGTATTCCAGCAGGAACTAGCCGACTTGCAACAGCTTGTGCAGTCCGCTTGGAATACGCCACAGTCTGTGTGTTGTATTTTCTAACATATGGAGCAATGTCATTGGCTACTGCTAAATCATTTAGAGAATAATCATTTGACCAAGTGTGAAGTAAAACTAAATTGAATCTTTCTCCTGGTAATTTCTGAGTTGCAACTAATGCGCCAAATTTACGATCAGGCGATAAATCTAAGCCAAGCCAAGTGGGTGCTTCAGGATCTAAAGGTATCGGATCAGTCTGACACAATCCCCATTTTTGTGCATCAATAGCTGAATTGATTGTATCTACCCATTGAGCCAAAACTTCAGTTCGCACAATATCTGGAGGATCGTTAATAACTGCTTTTAAGTTGTCCGGATGAATTGTAATTCCTAATGATGGATTGGCTTGAGCGAAAGCATCCCAATTTATCTCACCTGACGGAAGCAAGATAGGTGCATCGGGTTCAGCACTCCACTCAAACCAACCAATCGGATCGTTGGTCGTAGCTGATGCCAACGCCCTCTCACGCAATTTGTTAAGGATAATTGAATGTTGATCTCCAGCCGATGAATAGACCCACACTTGCGGATTTTTAGCACTCATCATGGAGTAACGCATTGATGACCAAGCATCCTCATCCTTATATTCACGCAACTCATCAAGATGTATGGTTTCGGGTTTCGATAACCCTCTTGCAGCTCAACGATTATCAGGAGAAAGATTTTATGTGCAATTGCTTCATACTTGGTCAAATGATTACAGCTTAAATGATTTGGCAGTTGCAAACGATATTGCGCCTTATGTCAGGAAATACAACACGCAAACTGTGGCTTACAGCAAAAGGACAAGTCAGGCAGTTGCATCAAGGCTAGTTCCTGCCGGAATTCAAGTAACGGACATGGATGGGGCTATTTATGCAGAGAGCTGTGATAGATGGCTTGGAGCAATTAACTCACACAGGTTGCAGCATTCTGGACAAGAGGAATTAACACAGCAAACTTTATCGGCTGCAAAATTGCCTTATGGTGATGGAAGTTGGATTATTGGAAGGCGAGCAAGTCGAGTGGCAGTTTGTGCCAGCGTTGCAACCGCTTTAGTAACTTATTTTGCGACACAACCCGAAACGGAAATAGACATACAAATCGGATAATTAGGTTATATGGTATATTATGTGCTAATGGGATTATTAGATCGTTTTATCACAAACAAGACAATTACACCACTAACTGATGTTGCTGCATCTTATGCACCTTACAACATTCAAGCTGCAATGGGGGGCGTATTCTTTGGAACACAATCTGCAACGCGTGAGCAAGCAATGTCAGTTCCAGCATGTGCAAGAGCAAGAAACATAATTTGCTCAACAGTTGGATCATTACCAATTGAAACTTACAATCATTTTACAAAAGAACACATTCGACCAACAAGAGTTTTAATGCAACCTGATCCACGAATTCCAGGATCTGCAAGTTACGCATGGATAGCAGAGGATTTATTATTCACAGGATTTGCATATGGTCAAGTTTTAGATAGTTACTCAGATAGCGATGGCGCAAGAGTAAGAGCATGGACAAGAATATCGCCAGATAGAATTACTTACCAATTAAATTACAATCAAACAGAGATTTTGTTTTACAGAATTGATGGTGAGGAATTACCGCTTAGTGGTGTTGGCAGTTTAGTTGTATTTAACGGATTAGATGAAGGTGTGTTAAATCGTGCAGGTCGCACAATAAGAGCAGCACAAGAATTAGAAAAAGCAGCTGAGATGTATGCTAAAGAGCCAGTTCCAACAATGGTGCTTAAATCAAATGGCACAAACTTAACACCAGAGCGAATTACAAGATTACTTGAGAGTTGGAAAGCAAGTCGTGCAACTAGATCAACTGCATTCTTAAATGCTGATGTCGAATTGCAAGCATTAGGTTTTGATCCTGCCAAACTTCAACTTAATGAAGCTCGTCAATACTTAGCACTCGAATGCAGTCGCGCAGTTGGTATTCCGGCAAGTTTTATATCTGCCGAAACTACATCAATGACTTATTCAAACATGACAGCTGAAAGAAAAGCGTTGATTGACTTTTCATTGCGACCAATTTTAACTGCAATCGAACAAAGACTTTCTATGGCTGATTTTGTGCCAAATGGTGTTGAGGTCAGATTTGACATTGACGATTTCTTGCGTGGATCTGCATTAGAGCGTGCGCAAGTTTATGAAATCCTAAATCGCGTTGGCGCAATGAGCGTTGAGCAAATACAAGAGGAGGAGGACTTGATCCGATGAGTAAAACATTAAAGATCAATTTCCCAATAACACTAACCGCAGCTGATAGTCGCAAGCGCACAATGTCTGGCACAATTGTGTCATTTGATGAAAAAGGCTTGACAAGTGCAGGTGCAACAGTATTTGAGAAAGGCAGCATTGATTTTTCTAAGCCTGTTAAATTATTGCTTGAGCATGACCGCACAAGACCAATTGGAAAAATGATTGATATAACAGAGGATGCCAAAGGCATTTACGCAACATTTAAGATTGCAGGAACAATTGCCGGTGATGACAGTTTATTAGAGGCAGCCGAAGGATTACGCGATGGATTTAGCGTTGGCGTAGTCGTAGATGATTTTGATGCTAACAAAGGTGTAATGACAGTCAAAGCATCAAGGTTAATGGAAGTCAGCCTTGTAACTGATCCAGCAATTGACAGCGCAAGAGTTACAGAGATTGCAGCTAGTGAAACACCAGAGAATTCCGAAGCAACCGCTGAGGAGCAAACAAAAACACAGGAGGACATTGTGTCAGATACACAAACAGCTCCTATCGCGACCGAAGCGGTAGAAGCAACTAAATCTGAGCCTGTGGCAATACAAGCAACTCAACCAGTTGCTTACACAAAGCCACGCTCACCAATTAAAACACAAGCTCATTTCTTAGAGCACTCAGTCAAAGCATCACTTGGAAATCGTGATAGCGCAGAGTGGGTAGCACATGCAAAGGCTGAGGATGCAAAAATGCTTACAGCAGCCGATGACAGCTTCACAACAAACCCAGCATTTAAGCCAACACAGTTTGTAACAACAGTTGTTGATACACAAATTGGTGCTCGCGGTGCTATTGATGCAATTGGAACTCGACCATTGCCACGCGCTGGAATGACAGTTTCATTTCCAAAAATTACAACTTCTGGATCTGTTGCAGAAACAGGCGAAGGTGCAGCACCATCAGAAACAGGAATTGTTTCCAGTTATGTTGATGCAACTGTAAAAGCCTACAAGGGTTTGCAACGCTACTCAGTAGAAATTCTTGATCGCGCAGATCCAAGTTTCTATCAGGCAATGTTGGAAAACATGCGCCGAGTTTATGCTCAGGCAACTGAGGCTGCTGTAATTGCAGAATTAACATCAGGCGGAACAGCAGGAACAGCAACATCAGCCGATCTTGATGGAATTGTTGCATTCGTAAAGACAGAAACACCTGCTGCATATCTTGCAACTGGTGAGTTAGCAACACGCTACATTGCTGGAACAAGTCAATGGGGATTGCTGATCGGAGCTCAGGACAGTCAAAAGCGACCAGTATTCTCAGCTGTTAATCCACAGAATGCTGCTGGAGCAGCCACACCATTATCATTACGCGGTAATGTTATGGGGCTCGATTTATTCGTGTCGAACAAAGCTGTTTCAACATCAATCGATGAGAGCGCATTTATTGTTGTGCCATCAGCTGTTGCAATCATGGAAAGCCCAGTTCTACAACTATCAACCAACATCATTACAACTGGCGAAATTGAAACAATGCTTTACGGCTACATGGCTGTTAAGACACTTGTTGCCGGTGGAGTTAGACGCTTTAACCTAACCTAATAATGGTCATGCCTGTGGTTGCTCCCGATCACAGGCAGTTGCTCTAGGGAGATCTAAAGGAGATGACATGCCAACCATAATTACAGCTGCACAGTTGCGAAGTGTGCTTGGTGTGTCATCTGCCTTGTATGACGATGCATACTTAAATCAGATTATTGAAACAAGTGAAACAGTTATCCTGCCAATGCTTGCACAATATAAGAGTTTTGTGCAAAAAACATCATTGACAGATAATGTTGCAACATTTACAACATTAGGAACACATGAATTTACAGAAAACCAATCAGTTGTCATTGCCTTATGCGGAAGCCCATATAATGGAACTCGCACAGTATTGGCTGGCGATCTTACAGATACTACCTTTACAGCAGCGATCACAAACGCCAATGTATTAGAGGCTAATGTCATCCCATCTGGAACTGCTACCTTATCAAGCGCAGCTACTTATGTTGGAAATGCAGCCGTTGAAAGCGCAGTCTATACAGTATCAGTAGAAGTCTTTCAAGCAAGATTAGCCGGTGGGGGTCAGATTGAAGGCGTAGATTTTACCGCAAGTCCGTTTAGAATGGGGAGAAGTTTATACAATAAATGTGTTGGATTATTAGGATCATTGGTTGATCCAGAAGGCATTTGCCAATAATGCCAAGTACAATTCTTTCAGATATCCGCACACCATTAGCAACTGCATTAGCCGGTGTTGCTGGCAATATTTATTCATTTGTGCCTGAAACAGTAATCCCACCAGCTGTTGTAGTCGTGCCAGATAGTCCTTACCTAGAATTGCAAACAATTAACAAATCTACATTGCACACAAAGATCAATTTTACAATCTCAGTTGCCGTTGCTTACAATAGCAATCCTGCATCATTGGATAATATCGAGCAACTAATAATGAGCGTTCTGGCAGTTATCCCAACCGGATATGTTGTCAGTTCAGTAGAAAGACCTACTGTTACACAAGTTGGAGCAAGCACGCTGCTAATTGCAGATGTTCGAGTTTCTACCTACTACACACAAACCGCATAAGGAGAAATCATGGCAACCACAGTAATAACCGGTCGCGATATTTCGTTGTCTTTCACAGGTGGAACAGACATCGAAGCACAAGCGACTAGCGCAATTTTGACAAAGGTTTTAGAGCGACAGACCTATCAAACACTTGATGGCGAGGCTTACAAAACCACAAATGTATCAGCCACATTTGCAGTAGAAATGTTAGCCGACTGGGGCAAGACAAGCTCAGTATGTGAAGCAATTTGGACTGCATGTGATACTGCACCAGATACAGATATTACAGTTACATTTGTAAGTGCAACAGGAGCATCATTCTCATTTCCAATAAAGCCAAGTTACCCAACAGCCGGCGGAACAGGAATGGATGCACAAACAGTTTCATTTGAATTCTTAGTTACAGGTGGCGCAGTAACTGAAACATTTAGTTAAGATCTAACAACGGGAGCAAACAATGAAGTTACCAATCACAATTGAATATAACTCAGGCGAGCAAGCAACATATATTGCCCAACCGCCTGAGTGGGCTAAGTGGGAAAAATCAACTGGTCATACCATAAGCCAAGCAAAAGAAAAACTTGGTATGTGGGATCTGATGTTTTTAGCATACAACGCACACAAACGCGAAGCTGCTGGAAAACCAGTTAAACCATTTGAGGCTTGGATGGAAACTATTGCCGATGTAATAGTCGGTGATGCAGACCCAAAAGTCATCCAGCAGGAAGCCTAAGCAGATTATTGGTTGAGTTGGCAATTGCCACCAACATACCAATGAGTGAATGGGTTGATGCAGACGACATTTTAACAGCGATCGAAGTATTGGAGGCGAGGTATGGCAAGTGAAACAATTGCTTACAATCGCAATGACATACGCGATATTCTCAAGGCTTTTAAAGTTATGGATGCGCAAGCCACAGAGGAAGCAAGAATTCAATCTAATGCGTTGGCAACTTACGCAGCTGAGGAAATTAAAACAGCAGCTAGAGGTCGAACAAAATCAGGCAAGGTTGCGCAAAGAGTTGCAGACGGCGTTAGCATCTCAAAGTCAAGCAAAATTGGTGAGTTCAAATATGGTTTCGCACGACAGAAATTTTCAGGTGGGGCTAACACGCAAACCTTATGGGGTGGTGTTGAGTTTGGATCTAATAAGTTCAAACAGTTTCCTACATATAGCGGAAGGCAAGGCAGAGGTTCGCGTGGTTGGTTTATCTACCCAACGCTTCGCAGAATTCAGCCTGAATTGATTAACAAATGGGAAGCGGCATATAACCGCATTCTGGATAAGTGGGCATAAGTGGCAAGAGATACCAGAACCCTATCGCTTAAGATCCTTGCAGATATTGATGATCTTAAGAATAAATTAAATCAAGCTGACAATGCCGTTGAAACTAACAGCGAAAAGATTGCGGCATTTGGAAAGAAGGCTGCTGCTGCATTTGCAGTTGCTGCTGCTGCTGCCGTTGCCTATGGCACTAAATTAGCCGTTGATGGGGTCAAGGCTGCAATAGAGGATGAGGCTGCACAGCTTAGGTTAGCCAATGCATTGAGGACTGCCACAGGTGCTACCAATGACCAAATAAAGGCAACTGAGGATTTTATCCTGCAAACATCTTTAGCAACAGGCGTTGCCGATGACAGCCTTAGACCAGCCATGCAGAGGTTGGCGGTTTCGACAAAAGATACCGGTGAAGCACAAAGATTATTAAGCCTTGCGTTAGATATATCAAAAGGTAAAGGGATTGAATTAGAAACAGTTGCAAATGCGTTAGGTCGTGCTCAGGATGGCAACACAACAGCTCTTGGCAGATTAGGACTTGGATTATCTAAAGCCGAACTCTCAACATTATCTTTCACCGAAGTGCAAGCAAAACTTTCAGAACTTTATGGTGGCGCAGCGGCTGCAAACGCAGAAACCTTTCAAGGCAAGATTGATCGCTTAAAGGTTGGATTTGATGAGGCAAAAGAAAGTCTGGGAACTGCATTATTGCCACAGGTTGAAAAGTTTATTACATTTTTAAATGATACTGGTGTTCCAACATTAAATGCATTTATTGCAGGACTTACAGGTGATGCAGGATTAAATGCAGCCTTGACAGAAACCCAACAAGGTGCTGCAAGTTTTGGCAGAACTATTGCAAGTATCTCAGGAATTATTTCAGGATTTATTACATTCTTAAGAGAAGCCATTGGTTTAGTTGTATCACTTGCCAATGAATTGATCCGCGCAGTTAATATAATTCCCGGAGTTAATATTGGAGCATTACCTAACCCAGCGCCATCAGCAGGTAGATCATCATTGCCAGCAGTTCCTAGAGGCGGATCAAACTTTACTTATGGCTCAGGAAACCCAGTTAATATTACAGTCAATGCAATAGATGGCGAAGGTGCTGCAAGAGCTGTGGCAGGTGTGCTTAATCAAAGCGCAGCAAGATCAGCAGGATTATTAGTCGGCGGAACAGTAGGTAGATAATGACCGCTTGGTCGCCCGATTGGAAACTTACAGTTGCAGGTGTTGATTATACCGACATAGCCATTAGCGATATACAGCATCAATCTGGTCGAACAGATATTTACCAGCAACCAAATCCATCTTATTTACAAATAACATTTGTGGCACTATCTGGTCAAACATTGCCATTTGACATTAACGACAGTTTAAGTCTGCAAGTCAAAGACACATCAGCTGCTTATGTCAATATATTTGGTGGCGACATAACTGATATTACAGTCAGCGTTGGCGCAACTGGATCAATTGCAACTGTTATCCAATACACAGTCCTTGCAATGGGATCACTTGTCAAGTTAGCAAAAGAATTATATCTAGGCACAATTGCACAAGATGCGGATGGCGATCAAATCTATGCTTTATTGTCTAGCGTATTACTTGGCACTTGGAATGATGTGCCAGCAGCTACAACTTGGGCAGCTTATGATGCAACTACAACATGGGCTGATGCGGAAAATCTAGGACTTGGCGAAATTGATCAGCCGGGATTATACACAATGGAAAACAGAGCAGCCGAAGCAGATACTATTTACAACATTGCAAGCCTGATTGCCAACTCAGCATTTGGATATTTATACGAGGACAATGAAGGCAATATCGGATATGCAGATGCAGACCACCGGCAGAACTATTTGCTAACTAACGGCTATGTCGATTTGAGTGCCAATCATGCACTAGGTCAAGGACTAAGCACCATTACAAGGTCAGGTGATATTCGCAATGATGTTGTTATCAATTATGGCAACAACTTTGGCTCACAAGAAACAGCTACATCTGCAACATCAATTGCAACTTACGGCTACAAAGCCGAAAGCATTCAATCAGTCCTTCATGATGCTACCGATGCTCAAGATGTGGCTGATCGCTATATTGCACAAAGAGCCTTTCCATTGCCAGCATTCCAGAGCATAAGTTTCCCATTAACAAATGCAGAAATTGACAATAGTGATCGGGATAATCTGCTTAGCGTATTTATGGGGCAACCGCTTAACCTGCAAAACCTACCCGCACAGATTTCAGGCGGTGAGTTTGAAGGATATGTCGAAGGCTGGTCATGGAGCACTAGGTTTAACGAATTATTCCTGACAATTAACTTGTCGCCTGTTGCATTTAGCCAAGTGGCGATGCGTTGGAATACTGTGCCAATTGGCGAGGCATGGAACACTTTAAGCGCAACATTGACATGGGAATACGCTACAATCGTATCCTGAGAATAGGACAAAATGGCAACCACTACTAATTATGGATGGACTACACCAGATGACACCGCGCTGGTCAAAGATGGCGCATCAGCTATTCGCACACTTGGTTCATCTGTTGATACAACTACAAAAAACTTAAATCCTGAAACCACTCTTGGCGATCTTGCTTATCGTTCATCAAGTGCTAATGTTAAAACTAGATTAGGACTTGGAACAGCAGGACAAGTATTGCAAGTAAATTCTGGTGCAAATGCACCTGAGTGGGCTACACCTTCAAGTGGAAGCATGACTTTAATTAGCACAACAAGTTTGACAGGTGCTTCGGTAACACTTTCATCTATTCCTGCAACCTATAAAGATCTAAAAATTATTATTCAAAATTATAAACCAGCAACAGACGGCGCAACTTCATTTGGTGTGGAATTAAATGGTGATACAGCTGCAAGATATAACACAGTTAATTTTGGTGCTGGAAATTCAAATTTGACTTTTGGTGAAAATTTTTGGCAAACTGGCGGAAACCAAGACAATGCAGTCAGTTATTCTTTAATTAAAATAGACATACCAGATTATACAAATACTGCAACTTGGAAAATGGGCGCAAGTATAGGATTTATGAATAATCCAACAACTTCAACAAATTTTAATTCCACCACTTATGCTCACATTTATAATCAAACCTCAGCAGTTTCTAGTCTTAAGTTTTTTCCTTATACTGGAAATTTTACATCAGGAACAGCCCTACTATACGGAGTTAAATAATGGCAAACACAAAACCACAGGTAAAAATTGTTGATTGCACAACAGGTGAAGAAATAATTAGAGATGCAAACGCTGAAGAAATCGCTCAACTAAATGCAAATAAAATTGCTTTTGAAAATGCAAAAGTTGAAGCCGAAGCAAAAGAAGCTGCTAAAGCGGCAATCCTTGATCGCATTGGTTTAACTGTTGATGAACTTCAAACGATACTTGGCTAATTGTGCCAAATGTAATTGAGGTCGCTAAAGCTGAAATTGGTTATACCGAAACAGGCAACAATGATACAAAGTATGGCGAATGGTATGAACTAAACAATCAGCCTTGGTGTGCCATGTTTGTATCTTGGTGCTATGACAAAGCAGGACTTGGTAGCAAGGTCAAATCACAATCTAAAAAAGGATTTGCAAGCTGTGCTCATGGTCTTAAATTCTTTGCAGAAAGCAATAAGTTAATCCCAGTTGGTCAGGCTAAGGCTGGCGATATTGCATTCTTTCAATTTGACAAAGATGCCGAGCCGGATCATGTTGGCATTATCAAATTCAACAATACAGCTCTAAAGTATTTGCAGGTTATCGAAGGCAATACATCAGCAGACAAAAGTGGCAGTCAATCCAATGGCGAAGGCGTATATCTAAAGCGCAGAAGTTACTCATTGGTAATGGCTGTTGCCCGACCATAGGAGCAAAATGAAACTATCTAACAAACACAAAGCAGCAATCAAGTCATATCTAAGAGCTGTGGGTGCAAGTGGTTTAACTGTTGCATTGGCAATTGTTGCTGACATTCGACCAGAGTTTGCAGTATTACTTGGTGCGCTAGTTGCACCTATCGCGAAAGCAATTGATCCAAATTCTGGGAGTGAAGCGGACTATGGTGTCAATGCAAAATGACCGCAAACGAAATAATTGGTATTGCCGTTGGCGCAAGCACTTTAATCGCGACTGGATTGCTGGTTCTACGCTGGGTTATTAAAGCCTACTTGCAAGAATTACGACCTAATGGTGGCTCAAGCATGAAGGATCAATTGAACAGATTAGAAACGCGTGTTGATGATCTGTTTATCTTAATTAGTAAGCGATAATTTATTTATGGCGAACACACGAAAACCTATCAAACGCAAAAAGATCAATCGTCGCGTAGTTCGCCAAACTCCTGATCCAACAAAGATTGATGCACATTACATTGCATTGCATACTTGTTACACAGCTGCAAGGCGTGCCGGTTTTACACCAGAGCACGCATTTTGGTTAATGACTGAGCATAAGACTTTTCCTGATTGGGTAGTTGGTGATGGTGGCATCATTCCAAGTATCGATCCAACAGAGGATGACGATTAAGCGCATCGCTTTTGTTAGCGATTTACAAGTGCCATTCTTTGATGAGGCAGCAGTCAAGTCAGTTGGCAAGTTTTTAAGCAAATGGAAACCGCATCGCACAATTTGTATCGGAGATGAAATTGATCTACCACAACTTGGAGGTTTTAACGCTAACACGATTGATGAGATGGTTGGCAACATCCATGAGGACAGATTACAAACCCAACAGGTTTTAACTTATCTTGGTGTAACTGATGTAGTAGGCAGTAATCATGGAATTAGGCTTTACAGATCAATTAAAAAACGATTGCCCAGCTTTTTAAATTTGCCTGAAATGCAATATGAGAAATTTATGGGTTATGACAAACTAGGCATTAAGTTCCATCCTTACGGCTTAGACTGGGCGCATGGTTGGACTGCCGTTCATGGTGATGCTTTTCCGCTTAGTCAAGTGCCGGGTCAAACAGCATTAAATGGGGCTAGGAGGCTAGGAAAAAGCGTAGTGTGTGGGCACACTCATAGATTGGGTCAATCAGCCTTCACAGAGGCTTCCAGAGGTCAATTAGGCAGGACTGTGTGGGGCGTTGAGGTTGGCAATTTAGTAGATTTGAGCAGTTCAGGCATGGCATATACAAGAGGTTATGCAAATTGGCAAACTGGGTTTGCTGTGGCTTATGTTCAGGATCGTAAAGTGCAAGTAATTACTATACCAATCAATGCTGATGGCAGCTTTATATTTGAAGGTAAGGTATATGGGGCTTGAAACAGACTATAAGCACCGCACGATTGATGACCATATCGATGATCTTGAGGATATTGGCGTTATCTAATTGTTATACAACACGCCGAAAGTAGATAACCGAAGGTCATTGCTTTAGGTCATACTTTATGTATGCACAGATCGCCTGTGTATATGTAGGGAGCGACATGATAGAAACAACAGCACCTTGGTTAGTGCTTTATAGCATCCTAGTTTATTTAATTGGATGGTATGTAATAACAAAGATAATGGCTCAATCCTTTGATCGTGGTTTTTGGTCAGGCAGAGCAGCTGGTTGGCGAGCAGCTAATGAACATTATGAAAAAGTCCGCAAATTAAAATCTCAGTCTGTATTTGATTATGACAAGCAGAACTGAACTGCTAGATGAATGCGCCCAAATCCTTAGTCAAAGAGGATCGATTTACGGAAGCAGTCGAAGCAATCACGAACGGATCAGCGAACTGTGGTCTGCTTACTATGGAAGTTACATATCGCCTATGCAAGTCAGCCTCATGCAGCTGCTTGTCAAAGTGTCAAGGCTTTCAGAAACTCCAAATCACAAAGATAGTGTTAAAGACATCAT